GTCCTCATCCCGCGCAGGGCCGTCCCCTGCTGATCCGTGCGATGGTTGCCCCCGCCCCGCGTGGCAGCACGGGACGGGGGCGCTGGTTCAAGACCAGGCTCTCCCTCATCTCAGGCCACCAGCGACAGCCAGGTATCGGCGGCGATCTTCTTGAGCTTGCAGCCGGTGTCCGAGGTCAGCGAGGTGCGGCCCTCAACGGTGGCCGCGCCGCCCGGCGTGATGGTCACGGTGCCGCCGCCCCGGTTGAAGTAGACCGCCTCGAAGCCTAGCGGGATCGTGGCGTCGGTCGCGTCGTCAGGCACGGTCAGAACCGGGCTGCCGGCGATCCACCAGTGGGTGCGGCCGGTGTGGTTCGGATTGACCGTCTGGTTGCCGGAGAACTGCTGCAGCAGCTTGTCGACGTTGCGCGTGGTCGGCGCCCAGACCACCCGGCCGGAGCCGGTGATCTCGTCGTCGACGTCCCCGCCGACGTTGCCGACATTCACCACCCCCGCTGCGACCTCAATGGCAGAGGTGGCGGTTGCCCCCGCCTCCTTCATCGCCCGGATGGACTGAACTTCAGCCACCTCGCCCACGCTGCTGAAGCGCATACCGTTCGCGTCGGTGCTGAGGCCTTCGACCTCAACACGACGCGCTTCAAAATGGCGGATGGAATTCCCGTTCGAGCCGATCTGCATGCCGTTGGTCACAGCCCCGCCCTTGCCGATAACCTTGATGCTCTCGATGATCAGCGTGTCGATGCTCTCGGCGAAGAACGGGTAGGTAGTACCCTCAACGATGGTATCCCGGATCACGAAGCGGGCGCCGGTCGTGCCGGTGTTGTCCTGAATATCGATGCCACGCGGAAGCGGGTTGTTCACGGTAACCAGGTTGTCGATGAGGACCTCGCCGAAGCCGCCGACATCGTTGGCAGGGGAGATGACACCACCATTGGTGTTGTCGGCGACGATGTTCACGAGGTCGGCGTTCGACTGTTCGTCGTAGGTCCCGTCGATCACGCAATCCCGAACGAAGATGCCCTCCATCTTCGCCTTGGAGCGGTTGGCCTTCAGGTTCATGCCCCGGTTTCCGGAGTAGCCGCGGACACCAGTCCAGCCAAGATTTTTCATGTGGCCGAACATCTGCAGCTCCGAACCGCCGGATTGCGCGCCGCCCTGACCGGCCACCATCAGGCGAGCCGTGTAGGAGCGGCCGGTGCAGTTGTTGAAGAGCCCGTTCTCGCAGGGATAGTCGAAGGCCGGATCCGCCGGCGCCGTCGAGGGCACGTACTGGAACACGTCGTCGCCACAATACACGTCGGCGTTCGAGCACTTGAAGTTCTTTCCGCCAAGCCAACGGATCCCGAAGGACCCGGCTCCCTTGCTCAAGTTGACGACGCAGCGCAGCAGGTCGAGCTGGATGTCGTCGCCCAGCACCTTGACGAAGCCGCCCTCGAGCTGGTCGCCCCTGAGACCGACGATCTTGAGGCCGTCGCCGTAGATGCTGACGCCCGGCCCGTCGTCGTCGGTGCTGGCGCAGTCGAGCACGCCACCGTAAATCTCGATGCCGTCGTGCATGGCGATGCGCACGACCCGCCCGGTTGCGCCCGCCGACATCTCCGAGGGCTGGACCACCGGGACCGTGTAGCTCGTGCCCGACTTGATTACCGTGGTGCGGCGCCCGTTCAGGCCGTACTCCGGCTCCCAGCCCAGCAGCACCACCTCGTCACCATTCGCCAGCGTTTCGGTGGCATCGGTCCAGCCGATGTTGACGCCCGAGCCGGTGGTGGCGGTGACGTTCAGCGAGACGTCATTCGTCTGGTCGGTGACCAGCGTGTGGGCCTGCGACCCCTCGAAGGCGCGGCGGAAGCGGCTGTTCGGCCCGAGGACCATCTTCATATAAGCCGGCACGATGAGCCCGGTCTCGAGCGTCGCCACGAGGTTGTCGGGATCGTTGAGCGCGATCCCGTCCGCCGCCAGTTCCCCCAGGAAGCCGTTCAGCGCCACCGAGGCGTCGTTGACAGGGTTGTAGTTTCTCCCGAGCAGGTCGCGGTTCGAGACGCCGTAGAGACGCCTCGCCTGCAGTGAGGCCACCAGCGCTGGGGCGTAGGTCTCTCGACCACCAGGATCTGCTGCATCTGTCGCGCCGACCAGGTTTGCCGCACGACTGTCGGCGTTGCTGTAGAGATCGTCCGAGCGCTGCGTCGCGAGCGCTGCGCGAGCGAAGATGCCCGTGGTGCCGACACCATCGACCCCGAGAAAATGCGTAGCCGAAGAGATCGCCCCGACGTCGGGAACGCGATTGCCATCTGCCATGGTGAGTGCCTCAAACTATTGTGGTGGTGACCGGAGAGGACACTTCCGATGCGAAGCCCTCTCTGTTGACCGCGGCAAAGCGGTAGCTGAACGTCCCCTGCGGCGCGCAGGCGGCGCTCTCTTCGTAGAGAATGATCTCGGTGACCGAGCCGTCGAAGTCCGAGCTGGCGACGATCTCGAGAGTGTTGGTGCCGGTTTGAGCGTCGAGCTCGAACAGGCTCTGGCCGTTGTCTGTGATCGGGTCTCCGGTCTCGGTCGTGCCGCCCGCCAACTGCACCGTGACGCTTCCGACCGTCGCGTCCGCCACGGTGATCGCGACCCTGTAGCTCTTGCCAGCCGTGAAGGACTGCGCCTGCAACAGCGTGCTGGCGACCCCGGGTGTGTGTGTCGCTTCACCGCTGGCGATGACCCAGCCGCCGCCGGCGGTCCAGGAGCCCGCATCGCTCATGTCGCCGGCCACGACCCGATCGACCCTCGTCGCGTCGCCGTCCACGAAGCTGGTGGAGGAGACGAAGGAGACGTCGATGCTGCCGATGAGGTCCGCATCCGTGTCCAGCGTGGCGCCGAACGCCGTCCGGAAGACCTGAACCGAATCCGTTGCCGGGTCGCCGGAAGAGATCTGGATGACGACGTGTCCAAGCCCTGCGTCGAGCGATACGAGATCCACGTCGGGCGAGATCGCCAGATCACCGGTGTCGCTGCCGACCACGAACTCCTGAACATCGGTATAGGCGCCGGGCGTGACGGAGCGCGTGAACGCGACCGCACGGATCTCCACCGCGTCGTCCAGCTCGTAGCCCGTGATGTCGATCGAGCCAGAGGTGCCGTAGATCGTCTCGGTGGTCCAGGACCCCGCACCATAGAGCCGGTGGTCGACCTGGATGTACGCGATCGGCAGGAGATCGGACGTGTCGCTCTCCACACCCACCCGAAGTGTCCGGGTGATCTGCCCGTACCCAGGGAAGAGGTCGAAGGGGTCTCCGTCCGAGGTGAGCGTCTCGATGCCCCGGAAGATCGGGGCCGAGGGCGTCAGGTCCACGGTGATGGCCTCGCCGATGATCGGATCCCACTCCTCCGGCACGTAGGCATCGGTGAGCGTGTCGATCTCCGGCGCGTCATTCGTCAGCGTCAGGCGGACCGCGAAGTCCTCGGCGGCCTCGACGTCAAGAACCCGGCACGGGATGGTTTCGGTACCGGCGGGCCCGAACAGAACCACCGAACCGAGCGGCGGGACATACTCATCGATGACCGTGAGAACCCGGGTGGTCCCGGGAGCGCTCATGACGCTGACCAGCTGGCTGTCGCCGATGGTATCGTCCTCGTCGTAGTCGAGGTAGCGAACCGCATAGGTCTGACCGGCCACCATGGTCACCGCCTCATCCAGGTAGATCCGGGAGCCGTCGACCGACTTCACCCGTCCGGCGCTCTGCACCGAGGACAGGACGGGCTGGGAGACCAGCACCTTGTCACCGCGCGTGGCTGCGCGAACGGGTCCCTTCTGCATCACGGTGAAGCGGTCCCGACGCAGGATGATCTCCTGCATCCGGCGATAGACCTCACGCGCCACGTCGTCGGGATGCGTCTTGCCCGGGGTCTCCCATTCTTCGATGAGGTTAACGGTCGTGACGCCCGGCCACTTGATGATGATCTCGGCGTCCTCGTAGTCGTTGGTCTCGTCGATGAACTTCACCCGCACGGCATCGGGCGGCTCGATGTAGTCGCGCGACCCCTCAAAATCCCAGCTGTTGCGGGGTGAGATGTGGTCGACCACGATGTCCTGCGGTCGGTCCACGACAACGCCCCATTGCGCCCCGTCGTGTCGCGGCGATGCACGGCCGGCGCTCGAGATCATCGCGAGCAGTTCCCGCAGCGAGACCTGCGTCCGATGGTCCCCGTCGTAAGTCAGGCCCTTGTCGTCGCAAAACTCCCACCAGTCGGCCATCTGGTCCCAGTCGATGCCGTCGGCGGCGACCGGATACGGATGATGGTCCCCCTGCAGCGCATGGACATACTGGGAGGCCGCGTTCCGCGAGAGACCCTGCGTCCAGGTCGAACCATTCCAGACGGGCACATAGCGCTGGACCAGAGCATTCAGGCTGTCGAGGCCGCCATTCAACTGGAACGTCGCCTTCACCCGCACCGAAGCCAGCGCCACCGGCTTGTCGAAGTTGATCGGGTATTCGGGCCGGATCGACTGGACCGCGGCCAGGAAGAAGCGGTTGTTCCGCTTGGTGCCGCTGTCCTTTTCGGTCAGGTTGGTGACCTCGATCTCGTAGGTGTCGCGGGTCGGGAGCGTCCAGCTGTATTGGCGGAAGAATGCCTCGCGCTGCTTGGCCCGATAGTTGATCGTGGCAACTTCGCTCCATACCTCGGTCCCGACCAGCCTCTGGCGGATCCGGACATCTACCGACGTCCAGCCGAGGTTGCCGCTGTCCTTGTTGTAGTGCATCCCGTTCGGCCAATGGAAAATCACCGAGGCCTGCGTCGAGTGCGAGGCGGTGGTGTAGACGTGCGGTTGCTCCTCGTCCGTGCCGCCCTCGACCTCGTTGCCTTCGCTGTCCACCTCGGGTTGCGGGTTCAGAAGCTCGACCTGCACCGACTCCTCGAGAACCTGGTCGGGCGTGATTGTTACCGGCTCGTCGCCCTCGGCGCCCTCGCGGATCTGGATGTCGACGCCGTCGAACTCCTCGATGGGCGTCTCGCCGATCCGGATGTCGGAGATGTCGAGCCGCCCGTACCCGAAGAGGAAGAGGGCCCGGATGTACTGGTAGTCGCCGATCACCTCTGTGTAGGGCTGCGCCGCGTAGACGGGTGCCACGCGGATCCTGCCGAGCGGCAGGGGGACAGGCTCGTCGGGCGTGGCCTCATTCTGCCAGCCGGTGATCTTGTAGCGGCCCTTGGTGTTCTGGTTCTTCGGGGACTGCGGCTGCGGCATCAGCGAGTTGAGCGCGGCGCCGATCAGCCCCACCGTCGCCACCGCGGTCGCCACGAAGATCGCGTTGAGCCCGAACGCGCCCAGCGAGACACCGGTAGCCAGGTAGTAGGCCGAACCAATGTACCCCGAGACCGCAGAGGCGATCGAGATCGGATCTCCTTCGACAACCCGAATGATGACCGTGCTGCCCGGGCGCGGGCGCACGCGACCCCACCAGCTCTGCGGGATGATCTGATATTGCCCGGCGCTGCTGACCGCCACGCGGGTCCGCGCCAGGACCGGCTCCGAAACGCCGGGCAGCGCGGCGGCAACGATCTCCTCAATCGTCGCGACCTGCGCCAGCTCGAACTTCTTGCGCGCCTCGGGGGCGACGCCTCGGGTCATCAGAACGGGAATGGTCAACGCATGGCCTCGTGCCGAAAGGCGCCCGAGAACCGGTCGCGCCACATGGGATCTTTTCGCGGGACGATCACTGAGCTCGAGCGCGCGTGAACGTGCAGCATTCGGGTGCGGTCGACGGCCACGGCGACGTGGCAGTCATGGTGGCCCACACGGAACAGGAGGGCGTCGTAGGGCTGGATCTGCTCGACGGACTGCCATGGTCCCGCCGTCGCCTCCCCGGCCAGCAGCCCGGCGATTTCGGCGTGCTCGGCGCAGCTCATGTAGGCCCCGGAGAAGCTCGGGAGATCAATACCGAGAGCCTCGGCATAGATCAGCCGGAGAAGCCCGTAGCAGTCGGCCCCCGCCCGGTCGCGCCCGAGGTCCGCATGGGGGATACCCACGAAGCTCGACCAGCTCACCGGAACAGCCCGGGAAACCGCTGCTTGCCAATGATGTCCATCGGCGCCCCCTCCTCCTCGATAGGCTGACGCGAGGAGGAGATCTTGATCTTGGTCCCGTAGTTGCCCTTCATCACCTGCAGCCCGAGAAACTGCTGCTCTGGCGCGTTGAGGTCGGCGGAGGTGAAGATCGCGATGTTGGCCGTTGCCCGCGTCGTGAAGCTGCGCAGGAGCGTCGGCACGCGGGCGTCGAAGAGGTCGAAGGTCAGGGTGACGGCCGCCGGAACGTCTTCCTGATCGCTGGGCATTTCGAGCGATGCCGCGATGAACTGCCAATAGTCGGAGATCGGGTCAGCGCCGCGCCATGTCGAGCGCGACCCGTAGATCAGCGGTTCCGTGGAGATCCTCTCCGTCGGGTCGGTACTGAACCGCAGCGGCGCTTCGAGATCCTTGTGGTCGAACTCGAGAAGAACGACCCAGGCCTCGTCGGAAGACGACGCATCGAGGTTCTGGCGCGCAGTGAGGGATAGAGGCCGGCTCATGGCATCTCCAGAACAGTGAACGAAACGACCTGACGCGTCGTGACAGGGCTTCCCCACGAGGGCGGCGCATCGCCCCAAAGGCAGAGCATGACCTTCGACATGAGCAGCGGAACGCCGTCGCTATCGAGGAGTGGAACGCCCGCTTCATCGAGGATGGGAAGCCCGTCGATGCTGTAGTCCCGCATGTAGAATGGCAGGGTTCCCTCCCTGCAGTCCTCAATGTGGAAGCGTTCAAGGACAGCGGTTTGCCACGCCCAAAGCCGCATCGATAACGTGTGCATGACGGGCACCGCGGTATAGCGAAGGTCGTAGCTGGGCGGACCCGCGTCGTAGGACGTCTTTCGACGCGGGTCGAACCTCTGGCGCCCATAGCTCGCCACCAAGGGCCTGGGCAGACCATCGGGAAAGGTCGGGATAGTCATCGACGGACCCTCTGCTGCTGTACGCCTCGGTTTCTGAGGGTTCTCGTTGCCGCCCCACCGGGCGTGGTGATCGCCTGATCGACGGCCTCGGAAAGCTCGAGGATCTGCCGCCGAGATCCGTCCGGCATGGTCTGCTCGCGCGTACTTCCCCGCACGCCCACGTTGTCGATGATCTGCTGGCTGACCGTGAAGGCACCCGCAGAACCGGATGCCGGAGACACGCCGCCGAGATAATCACCGGTCGCGAACTTCGGCAGGCGCCGGTTGCGGATCGCCTCCATGAACTCGACACCGGAGAAATCGACCGCGGCGGCCGGCTGCATGAACTCGCCCGCAGAGCCCCAGAAGAGCAGGTTGTCCTGCCGCTTGCCCCCGGTGCCGGTCAGCTTGCCGGCCGCGCGGCGCGGCATGGCGCCGCCATCGGCACGGCGGAGGATCTCGCCCCCGTCGGCCTTGCCGCCAATCCCGAGCAGGCTGGCGCCGATGCTGGCGAGGCTCGAGCCACCTCCGGAAAACATCCCCTGCATGAGCTGCGCCAGGTAGTCCCAGACCGGGTCGAAGGCGAGCGACCAAAGCTTGTCGAGGATCATGTTCGTCAAGTCATTCCAGAAACCCTCGACCCCGTCGCCACCCGGCTTGAGATTGTCGAACAGCGCCGAGATCGAGGTCTTGTAATTCTCGGTCTCGGCCGCGAGCTCCTCTGCGGACTTCTTGGCGTCTTCCTTCTGCCTCGTGTCGAGATCCTGCGCAGCGACCAGGCGCCCGTATGCGGCGGCCTGCTCATCGATCACCTCGGACAGGATCCGCCCATCCTCGGTGATCGTCTTGGTCGGGTCGATCCCTGCCTCGCGGGCGCGTTTCAACGCCTCATATTGGAAGGTGAGCCGGGCCTGTTCCTCGACCGACCGGCCCGCGAGCTCCGCCTCGAGGCGCAGCTGCTCGAGCTGGTCGCGACCAGCGCTCACGACCTGCGCCAGCGCGGCCGCCCGCTCTTGCGCGGTC